ACTCCTCTTCATATAGAGCTTTTAATTGTGCGGTTCGCTCTGGTGCTCTTTTTAAGGATATGTAATAAGCCAGGCCTGCTACAAAACAAGGATAAAACCTAAAAGGCATATCCATAGTATTAGTAGATGTATCTGCATCATCCATTCTTACTATTTTATTAAATACTAAAATATCTGTAGAGTTCTCTGGTGCTGGCCATATTTTTAAATTTGGTGTATTTAATTTATCTAAAAAGAATTGTGATGGCCTAGACTTAGTTGTTTTATTTGGTATGTTTATATATTCAGAGCGGCTTATTCTATTCATGCTTATATCAGTTTGCACTTCATTTACAGTTCTTCTTAGCACTACATCTAATATATCTATTACATTAGAATTTAAAGAATAATCAGTCGTACCCTCTGTAACTGTTTGTGTGGCTTGTTCTATAGTCCACTGGTTTAATCCTCTGTTGGCCCATTCTGCCAACATCAGATTAATAGATCGTCTTGATGTTTTTAAATCGTAACCTGTTCTAAGTTCAATACCGCATCTTTCATAAGCTTCTTCTACAAACTCAGCAACATTAGGTTCAAAATTTGTGCTACTTGATAATGCCATAATTAATCCTCATACAAGTTATCAAAGGTAATAGAGGGATCTAAATAACTTTCATGACCTTCTGCTGAGTGTAACCACTGCGAAGGCTTAAACTGTGGTGGCCCTTCACCTGTAACCCATAAAGCTGGGCTTGTAGCTCTTACTCTATTATTTGGTAATGCTACTAAATTACCTTTCCACTCACAATCTTCTGTTATATATAATACATGACTTTGTTTGTGTTGTGCAGGGTCATCTGCAATATCTGTATTTGTGTAGTCAACCGTAAATAAATACTTAGCTTGGTAAAAGCCGCCATCTATTTTAGCAATCCAAGGTGAGGAACTCACTCTATCCATAACAGTTACTGCATGATCTCTTGCTTCGCAGTCCCAGGGTTGGGCCAAATGATCTTCCATAGGCTTAGGATAGTCTTCCATAGGTATGTCTGCTACAAGAGCTTGTATGGGCATCCTAGCCCACATAGCACCACCGTGTATATTACCTTCATCCCAATCTTCACAATTAGATTCTTCTCCAGTAAATACCACTTGAAAACTTAATGATCTATCAGGAATAGTATTTACAGCGATAGCTAATGCGTGTAGGTATTCGTGGTGATAGTCCTCGTGATTATGTGTAAACTCTCTCCTAACCCAACATTTAAAATGTGGGATATTACTAATCAAATAAGGCACTATTAGAACTTACTTCTTCTTCTATTAGCGTTGCCTGCCATCATGATTGATCCACCTTTAGACATTTTCATCATTTTACCGCCTTTTGATTTTTTCATCATAGACCCGCCCTTGGACTTTTTCATCATGCTTCCGCCTTTTGACTTCTTCATTAATGATCCACCCTTAGACTTTTTCATGAGTGACCCGCCTTTAGATTTCTTCATCATCATGCCACCTTTGGATTTCTTCATCATACTGCCGTTTTTAGACTTTTTATAATGACCTGGCATAATAGTTCTCCTTACTTTTTAGTAGATTTTTTTGTAGTTTTTTTGGCAGGAGCTTTCTTTTTAGGCATATTTAGATAAATACGATCTTCCTTTACTGGCTCATCTGGTCTTACTTTAGCATCCAATCTTGCTTGCAATTTTGGATCAACTGTTGATTTTTTCTTTGGCATATTTATCTCCTAACTTATGGTTGTATATTTACGCCTATTAGACATAACTTTACCACAACCTCTAGCTATCTTGCCACCTTTCTTTTTTTCAGCTCTACCGCCTTCTACAAAATAACCCATTTTATTACGAACTTCCTTTGGTAATTTTGGCAAACCTTTATTGCCTGGCGGTATAGGTTTAAGTTTTTTCATAATTTAATATTACCTTAATCTATTACTCATAACAATTCCCTGTCCTCTTATAGTTGGAGCAACACGAATTGCACCTCCTGTGGATTTTTTTTGCCAACTTACTCTTTTTGAACTGGTTTTTTTCTTTATTGCTTTTGCAGCACCAGCTTTTTTACACTCAGCCATTGTTGGCCTACAAGCTGGATAACCTCTTTTTTCGCCTTTTTTTCTACCGCAAGGTTTTCCCGTTTTACAATCTACCCACCCTGTGCCCTTATTTTTAGAAAACCAATCTCTTAAAGTTTCTTTTTTTGCCATTATCTTAACCTATCAGGCATAACAATACCTTGACCTTTCATGACTGGGCCACCTTTTGATTTTTTTTGTTTTGATTTATTTCCGTAATTGGCTGCACCAACTTTTCTGCATTGTACTAATCTACCACTTGCGTAAGCACTTGGCCATACTTTAGAATTTCTTTTAACTTTGTAATAACAAGCATCTTTTTTTGTAGCTCCACCTTTAGCCATCTTTATAGACTTTAAGGTTTTAGCTTGTTTTGCATGTGTTTTACTGGCTTTTTGCAAACCTTTGATAACTTTTTTTAATTTTTCTTTAGCCATAATTTAATCCATCTAAGTGATAGTTTAGCGTAAGCTCCTCGCCAACACTAATTTTTTTTGATGTTATAACGTTATAGACTCTGTAATCGTCCCAATCTAGCTCTTCGCTAAGGTAACAATTTGAATTTTCTGAGTGATTTAAAAAACCTCCTATAGAAGTTCTAACATATCCTTGTATGATCGGCACTTTTATATGTGACATACCTAAATCAAATTCTTCATTAATATTATCTAAAGCAAACAGACCAAATCCTTCTATAGGACTTTTTTTAACTTCAATACAGTCTGGTAAAGGTTTGTAATAAAATTTGTTATAAACAGGATACATTATTTAGTTCTACCAAACTTTTTACGTATTGAGTCTTTACCACGTCTAAATATTTCAGCTTGTCTGGGCTTACCACCATATTTAGATCGTTGCTCTCCTACAGTTAATATTTGAATGAGTCTTGCAAAAGGTTTTCTTGTACGTTTAACTTTTGCTACTGTATCTCTAGCATCTTGTACTGTGGCATATTTAATTGATACGGTATCTTTAGGATTTTCATCTGTATATAGCCTTCTACCGCTACCTTTTGGTTTTTTACCTGTTCCAACCTTGGGGTCGCGTCTTTTTGGCATTTAACAATCCCAATCACGTCTAGCCCAATAATTAGCCTTCATACGGTCATTACCAAGCTTTTCACTTCTTTTACAATATGATCTTTTGCGTTTTGGATCGTTTTTGTGCATACCTAATTTAGCATCACCAAAAGCAATACGTTTGACTTTTCCTGTTGCTGGATTTTTTACAAAGACTTCTTTTCGTTTTTTGCCATAACCAGGGCTACCTTTTGGGATAGCCCTTGGTCTATTAAGAGTTACGGTTTTGCCTTTGTACTCTGCCATTCATTAATAATTCTTATTTAAAACAAGAATAATTGAATAAGCATCACCACTTGAGTGGCCGACTGTTGTAAAGTCTATATCACCAGTTACGCCTGAACCTGCGTTATTTGGAATACCGCTAAATCTATCATCATAATACTCATCACCTGTGCTATCTGCTGGTAATGGTATCGCTAATACGTTAGTTGTAGCGTCAAACTCAATATCTACGCCCATACCTCTGGTTGCCCAGTAAATACGTGCTATAGAAACGCCAGTACAAGTTTCGCCTTTGCTGTTAGTGGTTAATGCTGAAACATCAACTTTTTTAACAGATGACTCACCTGTACCGTCAGACTCATTAGTAAACTTTAAGATAGCAACTCTTTCACCATCTTGAATAGTTTGTGAAGTTACTGTATCTGCCATTGTTTACTCCTATCTTTCTACTGCTGCTACAACGTAGTCAATAGTCATAGTTTGTGCTGAAGCCTCACCATTTTGAATACCAAATGATACGGTTAGTTCCTCATCATCTGGTAAGTTTGTGATTGCAACACCAACTGGAGCAGCATTATTAATTGAATAAAATACTTTTGAAGCATCTGGATCAATAAACCATGTTGTTGTGATAAAAGTATCATCTACCATAGTTGCTACATCTTCTGTAGTAGTAGCAGTATTATCTTTCTCAACTAAGAAATCTAAACCTGCGTCACCGTCTGCAGAAATAAAGAAAACACCGTCTGTTGTATCAAGAGGTGTTGTGTCTGTTATACCAAGACCCATAACAAAGTCAGATTGGTCTACATCATTTACTTTAAATCTAGCAGAAAAGTATGCTTTCTTGCTTGTGCTTAATTTAAACCCTTCACCTTTTAATTGTAAAAAGTCTAAATCGTTATCACCAGCAGCATTAGTAAGCAATAAAGCTCCACCTGCTGAAGATGTTACAGCTTCAGATGCACTACCAGTACCAGCCTCAGTAGTTGTTATAGTCCAATCACCAGAGTTATATGTAAAAAAATCATTATGATACATATAAAATGTTTGATCTGATGGATATGGTGCGAACATAGGCTGGTTTTTCTTGTGCTCTGTAGCAACAGTATTACCTGCCCATAAGATTAAGTTTTGAAAATGTGGATTAGCCATTATGAACTCCTTTACTTGTATTAATGGAAATCGAATCGATCCTCATTAAGCTAATTAATTTAAAACTATCTTGAGTTTACACCCACAATACAAACTAAGCAACAAAAAAAGGGAGCCGAAGCTCCCTTGAAATTGTAGTTGAGTGAGAAACGCTACAATAAACCGTTCCTTAAGCTCCTTGAGAACCGTATACGGCTCTAAAGTTTGAGTAACCGAAAGAGTATCTTTCTCTAGCTTTGTATCTCATATTGCCTGTGTCAAAGTCACCTTCTAATGCAGTTTGCATAGGACTTCTTTCAAAATACTTAAATCCATCTGGACAGTCAGTTTTGATGAAGTATGCATCTGTATCAGTTAAGTAATGATTAACTACATAGCCTTCAGGAAGCATGCTGTTGATATTCGCGATAGCGTTAATATCGTTATCTGAAGTACCAACTCTACCTGGGCTGTTGAGTAGTCTATCTGCAACAAAGACTAACTGTGGTGGGACAATAAGCTTCATTCCTCTTAATGCAATATTAAGACCTCTATCATCTGTAAATGTAGAGATACCAATTAATGCATCTTCAAGAGAAGTTTCGTTTAAGTCCGCCATAGTTGTGGCTCTATTCGCTAGTGAACCTCCACCTCCAAGCGGATGATCTGTTGCAATCAAAGTTTTACCATCACCACCTGTTGTACTAAACGCGTTGTTTAATACTGAAGCAGCTTTGATTTGCTTTGTATTTGCCATGGATCTTGCTAGGGCTTTGGTGTATCTTGCTCCAAGTCTATCATAAAGATTGTCTTCAATTGCTTCTTCTGTTAGAGCAAAAGCAAGAGCCACTGTTTCGTGAGTGTAACGTGAAGTATAACCTTCGTTAGCGTTATCAAATCTGATTCCGCTACCTTCAGCTTTTACTTGGGCGTTACCAAACCCAACGATTAGTGTTTCTTCTTCAAAAGCTCTATCTGAAGATTCAGTTTCATAAATCTCGAGATGCTCGGCCTCATATCGGGCATATTCCATACCAAATAAGGCGTTTAAACCTGGCTCTAATTCTTTCGCTAATTGTGCTCTATTAATTGCCATTATTTATACTCCTGTTGGATCGATATAGAAATGCTCGTTAAATTTAACAATCACATTTACGTTAGCTGAACCTGTTGTGCTGTTGTCTGGGTCGCTTGAGAAACCCATAATTCTAAAAGTTGCAGTAGTTGCTGCTGTTGTTCCTGACAACTCCATGGCTGACATACCAGTTTTGGTAGAGCCAGAAGTATAAGAAATATCAGCGTTCAAACCGACATCAGTTTGAGCTGGAGAACCTGCACTTTGAATTTCAAATACAGCATCAGGATCATCTACAACAAATGCTTTAATATCGGACGATACAGTGCCATCAGGAAAGTGAGAACTGAAAACAGTTTCACCTGAAGAGTTTGTAAAAGTACAACCTCTAAATACACCTAAAGCTTCATCCCCAGCAGCAGCTACTAAAATAGTACCTGTGTTGAGCATTTTTACTAAATCGCCTGAAAAAATATTCCCAGAAGCACCAGAGGCAATTTCGTATTCTGTAACTCCACCATTTTGGACTCCAGAACCTAATTTACCAACTACTTTTGCTCCGAATGGGGCATTTTTGTTAGACATAATAAGTCACCTTTATATATTTAAAATTATATGTTTAGTGATCAATCTCTTTGACCACCGCCAAAAGTTACCTTGCTACTACGCTCTGGATTTAAAATCGGAGAGCTAGGATCTGATTCCTTGAGTAAGTCATTATCAACAGCGTCTTGTTGAGTTCTAGCAGCGTTTTGATAGTAGGAGTTTCTTTCATCACGCGTTTCATTTGGAATCTTAGCCAGTAACAAACCACCCCTTGCGATAACTCCTGCATGTTTTCCTTCTTCTAGTGCGTCATAACGATCTTGAAAAGATGCTTCCAACTCTTCTGATCTTACTAGGTCGAAACCTTCGCTTAATCTAGCTGTAACATTTTTTCTATCTTCTTGGCCTACAAGTTCGGCTCTAATCCACCTGTAGGTATAACCTTCAGGTGCAGGAGGAGTATCCAACATGGATGGTGGGCTCCAAGGTTTGCGAGCTACTTTATCAGCTCGAGTGTCGGCAGAACGTGAAGTTCTGTTTTGTTTGTCAGTATTATCTGTCATATTAGTTACCTTTTAACATATTTTGCGTACTCTGTTAAGGGTACGTTTAATTTTTTTGCCATTTGTACTTCACTAGGAGAGAGCCTAATCTGTTTTTTTCCAGACTTTCCGCTTACTCTTCCTGCTGAAGCCACCTTTTGTGACGGCTTAGATTTAGCTGTTTCATTAAAGTATTCAGGATGTTTACTCCTAATTCTTTTATTTACCTCAGCAAAATATTCATCACTTTCAACGACAAATCCTTCAGTAACTAAATCTTCATGTATCTGAGTTCCTGTTTCATGCATTACTGCATTATTTAAGAACCACTCATTACCGTCATCAATCCAATCTTGCATTTTTGAATTGAACATAGGTTGTTGTTGAACTGTTGGTTGAGGCTGTTGTACAGGTGTTTCTTTTTGGATTTGCTCCATTCGTATCTTACCCTCTTGAACTTTTTGCTCTTGTACTGCTATTTTAGCCAATACATCTTGAGCTTGTGCTACCTTTTCATAATCTGCAACTTCATGTGCTTTTTGCAAAGAAGCCATAGCTTGTGCTTTTTGTGACTCTAATCTTGTAGCAGACTCATCAAAGGTAGTTTGTTGTAGAGTTTGTGCAGTTGTTTTTAATCTTTCATTTTCAGCTGCTAAGTTTTTAGCATATTCATAAGCTGAATCTTGACCTCTTTCTGCCTCTCTTAGTTTTCTAGTTAAAGTATTTATTCTTTTTTGAACTTTATCAGAATAATCTTGTAGCTCTTCCTCACTCTTTTCAGATTCAGGCTCTTCAGTTACAACTTCAGGCCCACCGTCTTCTGTAGGTGTTTCTACAACAGATGTTTCTTCAGGTTTTGATTCTTCTAAATCAATAACCTCTCCCTCTTCTTCTATTACCTCTTCTTGTTTTAATGCTTCTTCAGACATTTATTCTCCTTATACTGCAAGAATATCAGTAGGATCTAGTATAGTGGCAATCACTTCATCATCATTAATGATCCGACATTCGGATTCATCACCAAGTTTGAAACGAGCTCCAGCATATCTGCCTATCAATACCCATTGTTTTTCTTCACACCAAGGACCGTCAAATTTAGATTTATCCTTATAACAATCAGGCCCCATTTTTACCACATAACCAACAACGGTAGATAGCCTTTGTTGATCGACTGTAGATTGTACTAGCTGTATGCCACCGTCTGTTACGCCTTTGCCAGCGTAAGGTAGTATTAAAATACGCCAACCAGTAGGTTGTGGCATACGTTCTAAAATTGATTTTTCTATAAGTGTTGGATCTAAAACCCGTGCCTCTTCTTTTACGTAAGGTATCTTAGTTTCTTCTTTTGGTGGGTTTTGTTCAGCTTCTAATTCTTTTGCTATGTGTTCAGGTACCTGTATCTTGGATGTCATCTTGTAAGTTTTTCCCTAGCAGTTCTCTAAATATATTTTCTGCATCAGCGAGAGAACTGTAACGCCCACGCAAAAACTCGTATTGAGAAAAATCACTACAGCCAGATAACATGGCATCCTTAGTGTCTTCTCTTCTGGCTGCTATTTCTTTTAGAAATTTTTTAGCCAGCCAAACTGAATCCATTAATATACACCAGAAAACTTACCACCAAACTCAGCAATACCCATACCTCTGGATTTACCTTTACCCATACCAGGCTTAGGTGTTGTATTGGTATCAAAAGTTCCTTGGTTAGTTTTTAGCGATACGCTTCCTTTGTTACTGTAAGGATTTTTGTTTTTCATTACAGTAGGTGTTTTTTGTTGATTTATTTCTGTTCGTTTAACCATGCTTGCTATTATGTATAGATAAATTTAATTTTGCAAGAATTAATTACGATTCATTATATCTAAGTTTTTTAACATACGTTGCTGATCTAGTCTTGCTCTGGCCGTATCGTCACGCATTTCTGCTATGTCTTCTGAGGCTTGAATACGCTCTCTATCAATTGTAGCCCTTCTTGCAGCGTCTTGTTCTTTACGTCTTTCTTGTGCATTAAACTGCTGTTGCTCAATTGCTAACTCTTGACCTTTCAAAGCAAGTTCTTGTTTTCTTATTGCCACTAATGGATCTTCATCCTCTGGTGTAGATATTCTAGAAGTGTAATCAGCAATTAATTCAGACATTATAGGTGCTGAGAACTGTGCCAAGATATTATTAGCTTGTTGCATCAAAGCACCTTGCTCTGCAGGACTAACTTGCTGTGCTTGTTGTTGCAGTTGTTGGAACTGCTGTAAAGCTTCTGGTGGCATTTGTTGTTGTGCCAAGATGTCTGCTTTCATTTGTAAATGTTCCATAATATGCGCATGTACTAAAGCTTGTACTTGTGCGTTCATTTGTACGGGTGGTGTATTAAGTAAGCTCATGTGCGTTGCTATATGTGCATCATGATTTTGTTCAGGGAACGCTTTAGCAGGATTACCTAATAACAATTGATTGTTTTCAAAGCCAGCCTCTACAGGTTTTGGCTCTGTT